GTCGCTGTTCGGCCTCGTGCTCGACCACCGGGCGCTGCTCGTGCCGCGGTGCCGGGCCTGGTACACGATGCAGACCCAGAAGGACGCGGTCGACTGGCTGACGAACGAACACTGGCCGCTGCTCGCCCCGTTCGCCGACGCGGCCCGGTTGCGGCGCATGGCGGGCTCTGAGGACATCCGCTGGAACGTCTCGGGGGGCATGATCCGGCCCTTCCCGCCCAATCCGACCGGCCTGCACGGCAAGGTGTCCGACATCGTGGTCATCGACGAGTGCTGGGCCTTCGACCAGATGAAGGGATCGCAGCTCGACCAGGCGGTGATTCCCACCCAGGCCACGCGCCCCAACGCCCAGGTCTGGAAACTGTCCACCGCCGGCGACGCGGCGGCGCTGTGGTGGCTCGGCACCGTCGAGGCCGGCCGGGCCGCGGCGCTCAGCGGCAAGGACCGGGGCGTCGCCTTCTTCGAGTGGAGCTGCAGCGACGAGCTCGACCCCACCGACCCGGCCTCCTGGCCGCTCTACCACCCCGCCTACGGCCGCACCATCGGCGCGGACTCCATGCACGCCGCCCTCGCCATGCTCGGGCCCGACGAGTTCGCCCGGGCCTACGCCAACAAGTGGGTGTCGATGGTGGACCGGGTGATCCCGGCCCCGGCGTGGCGTAACGCGGCCGACCCCGAAGCGCCCATGCCCCAGCGCGGGGCGGTGGCGCTCGGCTTCGACGTGGCGCTGGACCGCTCAGAAGGCGCCGTCGCGGCGGCCTGGCGCACAGAGGACGGGATCGCACACATCGAGATCGCCGACTGCCGGCCCACGGTGGGCTGGATCCCCGAACGCGCGGCCGAGCTCGTCGAGCGTTGGGCGCCGCTCGCGTTCGCCTTCGACGAGGCCGGGCCGGCCATAGACGTGGCAGACGTGCTCAGGCGCCACGGTGTGGCGCTAGAGGGCGTCAAGGGGAGGGATTACGCCGCGGCGTGTCAGGGGCTCTTAGAACTAATTTGCGCCACCCCTCCGGCCATTCGCATCCGTCCGCACCGCGCGCTGGACGCCGCCGCTGCGTCGGCGGCGCGGCGCAGCTTCGCCGACGCCTGGTCCTGGGGCCGGCGCCAGTCCGCCACCTCCATCGCCACCCTCACCGCGGCCACCGTGGCGCTGTGGGCCTACGACCACGCCCCGGCCGCGCTCGGGGCGTTCAGGATTTACTAGACGTGCCGTCCGCGTCGCCAATCTCCCCCACCGGCCGGCGCGGGCGGTAAATGCTTGCGTTACCTGCCCTGACGCGGGACTCTTGACGCGCCAATGACGCTGACCGCGACGCCGAGCGGGCCCATGATCACCAGCGCCCGGGCGCGCAGCGCCATGCCGCCGGGGGTCAGCCTGCTCGCCGGCGTCGGGCCCTACGTGGTCGACGCCTCCACGGCGCGCCAGGTGCCGGCGGTAGGGCGGGCGCTGCAGCTCTACAGCGGCATGTGCAAGCAGATGCCGATGGAGGCCTACCGGGGCTACCAGCGCCTCGACAATCAGCCGCGCATGCTGTCCCGCCCCGACATGGACAACGCCGGCAGTTGGTTCGTCCAGGTCAACGTCGAGGACTACTTGCTCAGCGGCAACGCCATCAGCTATGTCACGGCCCGCGGCGCCGATGGCTGGCCGCTCAGCGTGGTCTGGTTGCCCGTCCAGTGGGTCAACATCATGTGGAACTGGGTGGACCCGACCGGGCCCGCCGCGTCGTACAACTACCTGGGCCAGCCGCTCGTCACCGACGACGTCATCCACGTCAAGCGCGGTGCCGATCGCTTCTACCCCGTCCGCGGCGTCGGCGTCGTCGAGGAGTACCTGAACACGCTCGACCGCGTGGCGATGGAGGAGGAGTACGAGCGCGGGGCACTCGCCAACGGCGCGGTGCCCTCGGCCGCCATCATCACCCCCCAGTCCACGCTGACCCAGGAAGTGGCCGACGAGGCCAAGGGCGCGTGGATGGACAAGTTCTCAGGCCCGGTGCGCGAGCCGGTCATCCTGCCCAACGGCACGGTGATCCAACCGCTGGCGTGGTCGCCCACCGATACCCAGCTCTCAGAGGCGCGCCGGCTCTCGCTGATCGACGTGGCGAACATGTTCAACCTCGACGGGTACTGGCTCGGCGCCCCGGTGGCCGGCATGACCTATCGCACGGCCGGCCCGCAGTATCAGCAGGTGCTCAGAACATCGCTGGAACCGTTGCTGGCCGACTTCGAGGACGTCTGGTCCAACGCCTGGTTGCCACGCGGCACCACGATCCGCTTCCAGCGCAGCCAGTTGCTCCGTGAAGACCTGGCCACGTCCATGGCGGCCGCGGTGAGCGGCGTGTCCAGCGGCATCATGTCGGTCCCCGAGGCACGCGTGATGGTCGGCCTGCCGCCGCAGACCTTCGGGGCCACCGGTGTCACGGCCGACCTCGGCGGCACCTCGACCGCGTCACCCGACGACCCCAACGCGCCGCTCGCACCCGACACCGGCGAAACCGGAGGAGTCCAGCCATGACCATCGCACCAGAAGCGCGCACCTACGCCACCCGCCTCGAGCTCGTCGAGACCGAGACGACCGGGCGCAAGCCCTACCGCTACCTCGAGGGCCGCGCCGTGCCCTATGACACCTGGGGCGACTGCGGCATGTTCATGGAGCGCCACGCCCTCAACAGCTTTAAGCATTCGACCTCCGGTCGCTCGGGCGCCAAATTGCCGCTGATGCTGTTCCACGACCGCCAGAGGATCCCCGTCGGCGTGGCCGAGAAGTGGACGCATGACGACGGCCTCCGGGGCGTGTGGCGCCTGGCCGAGACGCCCGAGGCCCAGCAGGCCGCGTCGGCCGCGGCCGACGGGCTACTGGTCGGGCTGTCGGTTGGCTTCCAGCCGCGTGAGTCGTCCTGGGACCACGTCAGCTGGGACGAGTGGGATCCCGCCCTGGGGGCGGACCACAAGGACAAGGTGACCCACCTCGAGTCGCGTCTGGTCGAGGTCAGCCTGACGCCCACGCCCGTCTTCGAGGACGCCGGCGTCTCAGAGGTGCGCACCATGATGGACGCGTTGGAGATCCGTGAGGCCAAGGTCAAGCGACCCGAGCGCCAAGTAGATGCTTGGCGCGCCTGGCGCGCGGCGCTAGAGTCCGCGACCAGCGACTAGACCGCGGCCAGTCCGTTCCGACGGCCGACTTGACGGCCGGGCTTCACCGTCCCCCGTTGGGTCCCCGTAGGGGCCACGTGGCGCCATGCCTCGAGTTGGCCCCAATCCGACGACCGGAAAGGTTCTAGTCCCATGCCCAACGTTGTCCTTGACCGTCTGCGCGAAGCGCGCGACGAACAGATCTCGACCATCGACGCCATCCTCGGCCAGGTAGGCGAGGAGCGCGACCTGGTCGACGCCGAGCGCAACCTGCTCGAGGCGGCCCGCCAGCGCATCAACGAGATCGACGCCCAGATAGAGCCGCTGGCCGGCTTCGAGGCCCTGCGCGCCACCCACAACGACACCGTGTCCGCGCTGCCGCGCCCTGAGGTGGTTCCGGTGCGTTCGGCGGCCGTGCCCAACCGCCCGGCCCCGTGGTCGACCGCCGGCGAGTTCGTCGTCGACTACATGCGGGCCAACTCGATGATGGACCGCGGCCAGCGCGACGAGCAGGCGTCGTCACGCATCGCGAACTTCTACGCGCAGCGTGCGGACATGACCACGACCCAGACGCCCGGACTGTTGCCCACCCCGATCATCGGCCAGGTCGTCAGCCTCATCGACAGCTTCCGCCCGCTCGTCACCAGCCTCGGTGGCGCCCGGGGTCTAGGCGCCATTCCGGGCACGACGTTCACCCGGCCCAAGATCACGACGCACACCGCGATCGGGGTGCAGGCGACGCAGAAGACGGCGGTCGCGAGCACCGCCCTGATCGTCAGCCCGGTCACCTTCACCAAAGCCACCTACGGCGGCTACGTCGACATCAGCCGCCAGGACATCGACTGGACGAGCCCCGCGGCGTGGGACATCGTCGTGCGCGACCTGGCCGAGGTCTACGCCGTACAGACCGAGACCGCGGTGGCGGCAAACTTCAAGAGCTCCATCACCGCCACGCCCGTCAGCGTCGGCACGGCGGCCCAGCCCGTCACGCTGAGCCAGTGGGCGACCGGGCTCTACACCGCGGCCATGCACTCCTACCAACAGGCCAGGCGCATGCCCGACCGCATCTGGTGCAGCCTCGACGTATGGGCCGCCCTCGGCGCCCTGGTCGACACCACCCGCGTCGTCCTACCCGTCGACACCACCCGCGAGATGGGCGCACCGGGCACCAGTCAGCTCGGCATGTTCGCCGGCGACCTGTTCGGCCTGCCTCGCATCGTGGTGCCGACGATGCCCAGCGGCACCGCCATCGTCGGGCCCTCCACGCTCTATGAGGTCTACGAAGAGGTCATCGGCCTGCTCAGTGTCATCGAGCCCTCGCTCCTCGGCGTACAGGTCGCCTACGGCGGCTACGTGGCGTTCGGCTCGCTCGACACGCTCAGCTTCATCCCCCTGACCGTCGTGGGCACTTTGCCGACGCTGGCCGAGGCCGAGACCCAGCCCGCACCCGAGGGCGAGGGCGAAGAGGCCGAGCCGGGCTCGGGGCCGGGCACGCCCAAGGCGCGGCGGCGCTAAAGCCATGGCTATGACCGGCGGCTGGCCGGTGCTCGCGGACGTGCGGTCGTGGTTGCGCTTGCAACCCGATCCCGCCGAAGACGCGGTCATCGACCAGTGCCGGCAGGCCGCGATCTGGTACGGCATCGGGCGGACGAACGGACAGTGGCCGACAGACACGGTCACCCTGCCCAATGCCGTGTTCCAGGCATGCGTCATGGACGCGGGCCGCATCTATCGCCGGCGCGATTCTCTCGACGGGACGATCGCGTGGGGGGACATGGGTGTGGTCCGCGTCGGACGCGCCGACCCCGACGTCGAAAGGCTCTATGCGCTCTACAGCCCGGTCGTTTTCTCTTGAGCTGGCAGCGCGCCCCTGTGGCCGCGGCCGTCGCCGAGGTGCTCTCGGCCAAGGTGGCCGTGGCGTGCTTCGCCACGCCACCCGAGACGCTCAATCCGCCGGCCTTCGTCTGCGCTTACCCGCGGACAGTGACCTACGACACGAGCTCGTTCGGCATCGACCTGGTCGAGTACATCGTGAGCGCCTACGCCGGCCCCAACGACGTCGACACGCTCGACGGGCTGGTGAGCGAGGCGCGGGCCGCGCTCGAGGTGGACCCGGGCCTGGGTGGAGTCGTGCAGTCGCTCCAGGTCACGACCCAGGGCAACTGGCGCCGGCTCAGCATCGCCAGCACCAACGTCAACGTGCTGGCGGCCGACCTGACCCTAGAGATCCGAATGTGAAAGGGGAACCATGAGCCCAGAAGCAAAGAACGGCGTCAAGGATGCCAACGGTGGGAGCGTCGCCCTGCTCGACGCCAGCGTGACCGCGACCGGCGACCCCGTACCGCCGGTAGCGAATCCGCTGATCCTCAACGACGCCTACTACGAGCTCAACGGGGTCAACCTGCGCTGTCTCGTCAAGCACCTCGAGCTGAAAGCGGAGAACAAGCTGCAGAGCGTGGTTAGCCTGTGCGGGGAGTTCAACGTCGTCGGCACGACGATCTACCACCAGACGATCACGTTCCATCAGTCCTTCGACACCGGCGCCACCTATGCGACGCTGAACCAGGCGTACCAGAACTACGTGACCGGCGGCACTCTGTCGACGTTCAAGGTGCGCCCGCACGCCAGCCTGGTCGCGAGCGCGACCAACCCGATCATCACCGGCCAGGTCGTGCCGCAGCCCTTCGACATGCTGGTCGGCGACGCCGGCACGCTGGCCGAGGTGGCGATCATCTGGGACCTGACCGGCCCGTGGACGGTCAACAGCGGCGCCATCGTGGCCACCGGGGCCAGCGCCGGCTTCCCGGGCTCGTTCAGCCCGAGCGGCGCCACCGTGCCCGCGAACCTGGCCGCGCTCACCGGCATCACGGCGACGCCGGCCACGGCGTGGACGACGGGCCAGTACGTGATCACCGCCGACCTGATCGGGGCCCACTGGTCCGGTTCGGCCTGGGTGGTCGGCAAGGCATGACCGACACCGAGTGGGTCGTCCTGCTGATCGAGGTCGGCGTCATCGCCGCCGTCGCGCTCTTGACCTGGCTCGGCGTCGGGCGGCGCTAGGTGCCCACGACCCCGACAGTCGACGTGGTCGGCCTGCGTGCGCTCGTACGCGACGCCAACCGGCTCTGTGCCGATGCCGGGCCGCTGAACACGGCCCTCAAGGCGGCGGGCCGGGCCGCGGCTGAGCCGGTCGCCGCCCAGACGCGGTCGTCGCTGCCCGACGTCACCGGGCAACTGAAGGGCTCGGTGCGCGTCGGCGCCACGCGCTCGGGCGCCTCGGTGCGCATGGGGGGCAGCACCGTGCCCTACGCCGGCCCCGTCGAGTTCGGCGGCTACCCGGGCAACCGGCCCTTCCACAGCGAGGGGCGCTACCTGTTCCCCGCGGCGCGGACGTGGGCCTCGACGTCCGCCGAGCTCTACAGCGCCGCGGCCCAGCGGGCCTTCGACTCCTTCGGCTGGAGCAACGAAACGACGAACGCGCAGGCCGTCCATGACTGAGCCCTACGACGCCGAGCCGCCGACCCAGCAGTACGAGGCTGTCGTGGCCGAGGAGCGGCTGCCGGCGTTGGTGCGCGTGACCCAGGCGTTCAGCGCCCGCCTGCCGTCCCAGCGCACGCTCGACCTCATCACGAGGATCGAGGGCGTCGACTTCGCCGCGCTGGCGCAGTCGGCCCCGTTCCGCATCGTCGCCTTCCGCGCGCTGCTCCGCGACTACCCCGAGCGCGACCCGACGTCGCTGTGGATGCACGCCTACGACGTCGAGGTCGAGGTGGACGAGGTAAACCCTACGAACGGCAGCTCGCCGACGCCCGGGCCCATTTCTGCCGCTACTGGCGTATGACACCGGACCAGATCGACGAGCTCGGCGACGAGGACTTCGCCGCCATGGTGCGGATGATGCAGGCCGAGGCCGAGGAGATCGCTAAGGCGAACAGGAAGCACTAGCCATGGCCGGCCCGTCCATCATGGTCAAGATCCTGGGCGACGTCACCGGGCTTGGTAAGAGCTTCACCGACGCCGGCACCAAGGGCCAGAGCGCGGCCAGCCGCATGCACGGTGCGTTCAGCGGCATGCTGAACCAGTTGAACTCGACCGGTGTACTCGGCCCTTTCGGCCAGGCACTCTCGACCGCCGACCAGTCGCTCCAGAACATGGAAGGCCACGCCAAGAAGACGACCGACAAGATGCTCGGCCTCGGCAGTGCCGCGGCCGGTGTCGGGTTCGGGCTCGCCGCCCTCGGATCCAAGGACCAGGCGGCGCACCAGCAACTCCAGGCCGCTATCGGCGCCACCGGGCACTCCTACGACCAGTACTCCAAACAGGTCGACGCCGCCGTCGGGCACCAGGAGAAGTTCGGCCACACCGCGGACGACACCCAGGGCGC